GATAGCAGCACGACTTGCCGAAAAGACATCGTTTGGAATAATGGTTCCGTTGCCTGAAGGGACCATAAGCTCAGGCCCACGCTCGCCAACGATGTAAGGCGTATTCGCGTTTACTGGACCGCCTGCGGCGCGTTGAGCAATGCCGAAGTTTGGCCCTAAAGTCCCGATCCCACCAACTTCGCCACCACCCGCGCCTAACGGTGTGCTGCCAAGATTAAATCCGCCACCAGGCAGCAACTTAACAACAGTATTCAAAACTGCCATTGTCACCATCTTCGCAATAATCTGCCCCGCCATGTCCAAGAAATAGCTGCCAACACTCTTAAAGAAATCAGCTAATGCCTGCTTCGCACTTGTGGCACCAGTAATTGCATTGGTAAACGACTGTGAGAATGCAGTCCCAATAGCGTTTGCTGCTCCAGTGATTTGGTTGATTGGATTTACTAGATCTTCCAGCTCTGTTTTCAAACTGCGAATGTTTTGGCTCAACCCTTCCGTCAACGTTGGGTCTACTGTTTGGCGATACTGGTCAAGACCTCTGGCTTGCTGCTCAGGCGTTAGGCCAAGCCTTGGATCTGCAAGCTCTTCTTTCTTCCTGTCAAGCAAAATTTTATTGTAATCACTAGACGAAATCAAGCCTAATTCTTTTTGTCTGTCAGTGAACTGCTCCTCAAAAGACTTTCTTTGCTTGTCTAGCTCGGCTGTTATTTCTTTCTCTTTCCCCAGCCTGTCCGCTGAGAGTTCAGCAGTTCTTGCCGATTTTTCCAAGATTGCGCTATTTAGCTTTTGCTGGTCACTAAGTTGTTTACGAATGCCTCCCGAAACATCTAGACCTTTCCCTTGCGCCTCAGTAATCTGAATAGCCCTTTGCCTTATTTGCTCTCTCAAAGAATTGATAACTTGATTTACTTTTAACAATTCGCGCTCTTGTGTCAAAGCAAAAACGAGTTCTTTGTTTTCTTGTTTTTGCGCTTCAGCTATCTTGATCCTTAAGGCAACTTCGGCTTTCTGGACTTTTTCGGCAGCGTCTCTTGCAAAAGCAGCTTCTAGATCTCGGAAATCGGCTCGCGCTGGACTTTTGGTTTTCGTTTTGGTTTTCTCCTCTTCTTGCGCTTGCCTGCTAGTAGGCAAGTCAGCCTGTTTCCTAGCAACAGGGAAAAGCTCAAGCCTTAACTGAGCTGCTTGGCTTTCGGCTCTGACCAGAGCTTTGCTGAGAAAATCAAAGGCGTCATCCTTGCTAGTTCCTACGTATTGGCCCGCGCCAGGAATCCTTTCAGTCTCTATAGGCTTACCAGGCTGAATCCCTAAAACTCTGTTAATTTCAGACCTGATTAAATCAATCCTGCCAACTCCAGCGACTCCCCCACCTTCTAACTCATAGAGACGTGCATTCTTGCCTTTCCTGTCAACCCTGAGAAATTCATTTAATTTTGCAATTAAAGGGTTGAGATCGTCTATTGCGTCAATAGCAAACTGTTGAAATCCTGCGCCAATTTCTGCAAGTATTGGGCCAATAGCTAGCTGCAAATTTTTAAGTGTTAGCTCCAGACGTGCGCCAGCCTCAGCTGGACTATTCGCTATTTCAGCAGCGGCATTTTTGTACTTATTGTTTATAAAATTAGCAAAATCAGTAACAAACTCTTCCGCGCTAACAGCTCCGGCTTTCAAGGCTTCGTCAAGCTGCTGGGTTGTCCGACCAGTTGCCTGAGCAAACAAAGAAAAAGCACCAGGCAATCTCTCACCGATTTGCCCTCGAAGCTCTTCGGCACTGACTTTTCCTTTCGACAGCACCTGCGTTGCTGCTAAAAGCACTCCATTTAGATCTTCAGTTGATCCACCTGTTGCTTTTGTCGCTGCCGCAAGGCCCCTGTAAAGAACTTCAAGCTCTTTCACTGTGTTTCCGTTTGCAGTACCAGCGGCAGCTAGTCGAGTGAAAGTGCGAGTTGTGTCCTTAATGCTGAAATTGAAATCTGTGCTTGCTTTTTCTATCGCTTCGAGCGAAAACTGATAATCAAGGCCAACTACGTTTTGCAATGCAATGCGTAATTTAGACACCTCTGCCTTGTACTCTGCTGTGCTCGTCGCTAGCTTCCTGAGCTGGCTGACCTGGGCTCCTATAGCGCCGCCAACCACAGCGCCAGAAAGTCCACCAAAAGCCGCGCCAGTTAAGGAGCCAATCGCACCTTCAGGCCCACCAAACACCCCAGCGCCTGCAACCGTGCCTGCAATTTGTGCGCCAGCTCTAAGTCTTCCCCCGCGACCTCTGCCCTCCGCCTTGGCAAGCTTCTTGTCCAATTTGGCAAGCTCAACCCCCGCCTCCTTGAACTCTTTGCTCATAAGGTCTGCAGAGTCCCTTACAGCCAACAGCTCATTTTTTTGCGCACGAAGAGCATTAATTGAGTTCTTGGAATATTTAACGACAGTGCCGCTAGCCTCTTTCAAGGCTCTGTCTATCTTTTCAATCTCATCCCTGGCTTCTTTGAACTCCTTACTGTTCAAGTCAACAGAACGCCTAAGAGCTTCAAACGCATCTCTTTGGGCGTTTAAGTTATTAATTGACTTAACAGATGCTGCCTGAAGCTCTCTAACCTTCTGAACAAGTCCTCTAAAATCGTTATCAGCTCCTTTTGCTTCATTAGAAGATTTCCGAAGTGCAGTTTTTAGCTGAGTGAGACCTTGGAGATTCTCAATCTCAGCCCTAATTTTTAAAACGGTCTCGTTATTTGCCATTACTTATCCGACTTGTTTAATTCTGAGAGGGCTGCGGCTTCCATCACCTGAAGTTCCTCCAGCATCTCACGGGGATTCTCTACATCATAAAGGGACATCAGTCCTGACGCACCAAGCAAAACCTCATACTTCAAACCAACGTAACCTCCCATCGTGACGGTCCATTGCGTTTGCATTCGCAAGAACATCACTACTGTTTCCCAGTTCTCTTCCCATACTTCAAAATGCTCTTCTTCAGGCACGGCCTGACGCTGCGGCTTTAATCCAAATGCCGCTGCATCATCACCACTTTTATCTTCTACCTTTTTGCCGCCTTTCGCCCAATACTCGACGGCCCCTTTTAGTTTCCCAGCTTGGCCCCCTCGAATGTCTCGGTGTAAGCCTGCAAAACACCACGAATCCAGTAAGCGTCATCAGCAAATTCTTTCATCGTTGCCTGAGCAAACGGAACGGGCTTGCCTTCTTCGTCCTCGATCCCCTCCCATCCAATCAATACCGACTTAAGCAAATCAAAATCGCCTTTGTCAGCAAGCTTCTGAAACTCAGACCTTGGCACCCGCTTAAACACCGCATCAAAAGTTGAAGTCTCAAACACGCCGCCATCAGCAGGCTCCTCAACTTTCACAGGCCACTTAAAAGTCTTGACCTTTTTGCGAACGAAAGCCATTGAGCAGATTTAACTGCAATTAGCTTACAGCAATAAAAAGGCCGTGCTTCCCAACACGGCCATTGCGCTTTTCTCTAAGGGCCTTGGCTCCCTCGTATCAAGTATACACCAGGGAAATTTCATCGTTGCCTGCGGTCGATGGAATCGCGGTGTATGGGATGTTCAGCATCGCAATGCCGTCTTGATCGCCATAACTCACGTCCCCGATGTCGATCCGGGTGCTAGCAAAATCAACGATGTTCCCAGCCGTGGTGCCATGCTGGAACGTCAAGTTACCCAGCGTGCCATCAGTCAAAGCAGCGGTGAAGTAATCCTTCGTGGCAATCGAAATCATCTCGATGGTCACACTACCGCTTGCGTTGCGATCAGTGATGATCACTTCCTTGTCACAGCCAATCAACTCGCGGTAAACAACAGAATTTCCGATGTCCATGCTGATTGACTGCAAGCAGCCAGAGTAAGAAAGCAAGGAGAAGGTGTCTGTGTTGCCGTTCTTGAAGATCAGCGGTGTTGCTTGATTCGCGTAAGTAACGCTAGGCAATGCTGAATCATCAGGAGCGTTATAAATACCAGTAAACGTAAAGTCAATCGTAGGGATTTCGCCAACGTTTGCATTTAAGGTAAACGTGCCTCTTGCTCCAGTCACCTTGTGGCGGACACCATCAATGTTGTAGTGAATAGTGACTGAGCTAAACGATGCACTCACCGGGGCGTAAGTGACACTAACTCCAGCTGAAACAGTCTCGCTAAGCCCACAAGCCTTAAGAGCCCTGCCGTACTGAGGTGCAGTTCCAGCAGTGCCAGACCCGGCAAGCTCAACGCTGAAAGTACATTCAACGCGAGTGTTAGCCAGCAACTGTTCAGAAGCGCCTAAGTAAGGACGGATTAAATCACGTCCAACAACTTCACTTTGCTGCGGGGTGATGTTCAGATCCCT